GTCTTGGTGACGGGAGCACTTGCGGTTGTCGATACGTTAACCTCATCCCCTGCCTTGTTGGAGCCGCCGTACAGCAGGAAGTCTGAAGTGTGAATGAGTTCGATCAGTGGGGTGGGTACGGACCCCGTTTGACCCGTCTGACCTGTAACCGAATCTACGTCGATGACGGGCTGAAGGTTTGGGGTGTGAAGCAATGAAGTTTGAAGACGTGCGAATAGTCCGAAAGTGTAAGAACTCGATGCGCTCGCGAGGGCGGCAACGGCAACTTTGTTAATCGCAGGAATACCATTGATGAGTAGCGGAATCTTGGCCGTAGTAGCCCCCGATCCCACGTACTGGTAGCACGGGTCGTTCGGATTGATGAAGATGTTGCCACCCACGTTATCAATTTGGGCACGTTCAATACCGAGATAGAAAGTGCTTGACCCACGAATCACGACGAGTTCCACAGCCGTGTAGATCGGAGAGGCCAATGTGTTAAATGTTGGGATGTTGAAGCGAATCAACTGCGGGTCGCTCAGCGTAAGGGGCAGGTACGTCGGCAGGTTACCGTAGGTCCCCACATTTCCGTATGTGAACGTGACGCTCTCATTTTGCTGGGTAAGCGTCGTACCACGGACGTATATGTCCACGCAACCGAAGACGTGCTTCTGACGGATCGGGTCCCAGTCACGGAGCATATCCAAGTCGCCAGCCGCCACGATTATAGCCGATATGATACCCGGGGTCTGCAAGGCGGTTACGAGGTAACCGTGTCGTGTTCCACTATCCACACCCGTAACGAGACGTGCTTGAATCAGAGCCGCAAACTGAGAGTTTGATTGCTGATCGGAACCATATTGAGCCGCCACGAGGTTTGTGACGTTAATGCCTGACGGCAACCCGTTTACGACAGAACGGATCGTGCCTGCACCGACGTTTCCTACGGAGCCAGCGACCGCGCATTCCGCAGGTACGGTGACCGCCCACCAACCCTGTACCGCATTGTAGTAAGAATTCAAGTTGGTCACATCGAGCACTGCCGAGCCACGGGTGATGAAGTTCAAGGCGGGGGTGTTCGAGTCAGCGATGGTTGCGACCGTTGCGTTCTCAGGAATCGTGATGCTCTGCGTGGGTTGTGTGTACGTGAAGAACGTCAGAATCGTGGTAGCTGAAGTTGCCCCGCCACGGGTCAAGCCCGCCTGTTCGCCAAGGATGTTGAACTGGGTGTCAATCAGGTTTTGCGTGTTGGCTGGATTGAGACCGTATGCACGGGCAATCTGTTGCTTGTATGGGCTACTGTTGAATGAGTCACTCACTCCGTTGCCGCTGGTATTGTCAACTTGGCTGATTGCCGAGATGGATGAGGAACAACGAGCGAACCACTCACGGACGCTCATGCTCGACAATTCCACGGCGAGCGGATCGACCATCACGTCACGAATCTCTGAACGCGGCGACAGGTCAAGATTTGGCTGCTGCCGCAATATTTGAGCGATGATACGCCCCGCAATATCCTGCTGACGCTGAAGCACTGGGAAGTCTGTCGGACTGACCACTTTGAGGTTCACGAATCCGCAGGCTAGAGGACCGTTCTGCTGAGACTCGTAAACGGCGGTGGAGTTGAGGTGGGTCTCCTGAATAACCGTGGAGAACATCGCATAGAACTCGGTCGCGGCACCAAAGAACGACGACGGCACGTTCAAGGTGCTGTAATTCGTCGGCATCGTGGTCTGAGTGGTGGTGCTGACGGTCGTGTTGCCGACCGTGGACGTAGTTGTTTCTGAATCGATTACTGTGTTGACCGAACTCGTGATGCCGTTAATCAAGTCGCCGAATTGAACGTATGGCGGGTTGATACCTGCGGGATCGGTCGAAAGCATGACTCGCACCCCGACGAGAGTGATATCGGGACTCGTAAACGAGGGGGTGACCCACTGAAGGGTGCAGTCCGTCTGATCCTTAAACGCCTGAATACCTGACGGTGGACCGATCTGAACCGCGAGGTTGCTCTGGAAAAAGATCAGGGCGAACTTGATGGTCGGGGAAACGGCAAGAACGCCAACGTTCGTCCATGTGATTATTGTGGTGCCGCTGCCATCGGAGGTGATCCCACCCGTAGCGAGACTCCACGTAGGTTGTATAAGGCCCGTCTTACCACCGACAGTGGCGACCTGCACGTTCCCATTTGGATCGACGAAAGTGTAACCTGTCGGAACTACTGTGTTCGCCGCCCAAGCGCCGAATGGGTTGTAGTTTCGCCCGAGGATTTGAATTGTGGTTTCCAGAACCGTAGGGATCAGTGGGACGCTGATGTCGAACGTGTGCTGAGTTACCCCATTGACCGTTGCGGTGGTGAACGTTGTCGCCACATAGGTCGTATTGTAGATCGACACCTCGATGCGGGTTGTATTCGCGTCGGCGACGACCACAACGGGAAGCACTGACGAGTCCACGGATATCGTCTGGACGTTGTTCGGCAGGAGTGGCGTCACCAACTGAAGCGCGGTTAAACTGGTTATCGGCGTAGGCATTAGTTATTCACCACCATCTGAAACGACAGGGGAACCGAGGTGCCGCTGAAGGTCGTAATCATGGCCCCAACTTGTATGGACGTGGGGTTGTTAGGGTCGGTCACTGCCGTCACGTACTGAATGTCTTTAATCATTTCCAACGGGTCTAGCACCTGAACCGTATTTTGTGCCTGCTGTACTTGCTGCATCGTGGTCAAGGCAGTCTGCACCGCGTTCTGAATGTCGATGTCTGTTAATTGAATACCCAATTTTTTACCCACATAACTCTTAAGAGGGCAAACAAATGTGGGGTAGAAGGCGCACCGGGAGCTAAGAATCCACTTTAACCCCTTTTGAGCCAATTTCGTCTGCTGAGTGACCTGTGTAAAGCTCCCCGAGGCCGCGTTTTTGAAATCGTTCAAGGAACCCATGGCGCTGCACTTCAGGCAGTACCCCTGTATGGTCAAGTACGACACCTCAATCAGCGGCACCACGAGACGGACAGGGTTGACGAACATAATTTTGTAAAACTGGTCGGTTTCGTTGACGGCATCCAATCGGTCAGGGTCACGGGAAATCGCCCAGCCATACGTTGGGTCATCCTGCTGGACCTCTTCGTCGGAAATCCACATCCGAACCATGGCCGCACCGTTGATCGGAGCCCGCATGTTCAACGCGGTGTTTCCCGCATAGTGCAACGTGCGGAAGTCATTGAAATCCACGACATACCGCTCGAAGCTCTGCTGATGGTCGCAGGCACCGATAGGTTTTTGCGTCGTCGGATCAATCACCAAAACGTTGTAGTCAAATGACATATTTAGCCCGTAACAGGTTGCGGTGTTTCCTTTAGGTCAACAGGACCGCCGGGTAGCGCACGCCCGTGCTGTTCCAGTTCCCAAGTCGTCGGATTGTCAAGCTCATGCACCCGATACCGAGGCGTGGTTGAATTCGCTGGGTACACGTCCGTTTGATCCTTCACTAAAACAGGAGCGTATTGCGGAAGAGCAAAATAGCCGTTGATTTGAGAGATCAAATTTGGGACTTGCGTCTTAGCGTCAAATTGGTATTGTGCCTTATCTTCAATCTTTTCAATGATATTGCGGGCGTGGTTCATGTGGAAAACCGCCTCATCCTGACGTTGGAGACGGTCCTTCAGGTAAGTCTTAATCTGCCCCATTGCAGCCATCGGTAGATGATCGTCGCGGTGAGCGTACTGAAAATATCCCGTAGTCGGCGGCTGCCACGCGGCTTTCGCAAACGTGGGGGCGAGCGGATCATCGTTAAGCGTCTGGTAGAACTGCTCTAAAGCTCCTGCGGTCTTCCGTAGCTGCTGAGCACGAATCTGGTAATGAAGCTGGGTAGTCATGGACCCGCCGCTGTTGGCGGCGTTGGCAGCATTGACAGTCGGGGTGCCCGTATTACTCAGGATGACGCCCGTGCTGAAGAGCGACTGTTCATCCATTCGCCTCTTAACCAACGAAGCATTCATAGCCCCATTAGCGTACACCCAGTTGTTGAATTGAG